GCGGTTGCGCGCGGTAACGGAGTGCGCGTTAAGGGCGGCATGGGCGCGGTGCTGGTGCTGGCGGAAGAAAAGGAAGATAGCTTTGATCTGGCGTACTGGAAGGCCGCCGTGGTTGACGGCGAAACGATCAAGGCCGACACCTGGTACAAACTGGAGAACGGCGAGTTTGTGGAGGCGCCGCAAAGCTAACCCCAAAAGATGGCATACAATGTCATATGGTTTTATGTTATCATATATCCGAGGGAACCGGACGCGAAGGCGATCCGGTTTTTTGTATGCGACAAACCCCGACGAAAGGAGGCCGGAGCATGGCGAGGGGTATTTCTGACAAAGACATGATTTTCATCGACGAATACTTGATTGACATGGACGCGAAGAACGCGGCCATCCGCGCGGGCTACAAACCCACCACGGCCGCCAAGGCTTCCGAGTGGATCCGGCGCGACAACCCGACCAAGCCGAGAGTGCGCGAAGAGCTTGACCGCAGGCTCGCGGAGCGCTCCCGAAGATGTGGGGTTACCGCTGACCGCGTGATCGCCGCACTGGCAAAGGTGGCATTCGCGGACATCTCCGATATTATAGATCTCGATTCCGGTGAATTTCTACCGGATGCAGATAAATGCGATACATCGGCCATTGCCAGCGTGAAGGTCAAGCGCACGCTAAACGGTACAGAGCGCGAAATCCGCATGGCAGACCGCAATAAGGCGCTGGAGTTGCTGGGCAAGCACCTGGGAATGTTCGCTGAAAATGCCAAGGGGAACGCCGCTGACCTCTCCAAGATTGACAAACTCATTGCGGAGGTGACCGATGCGGCTAAGTCCTAAGCAGAAGGAATACTGGAACGCTCCGTTCCACCGCTGGAATATCAAGCACGGTGCGACCCGAACGGGCAAGACCTATCTGGATTTTTTTATGATCCCGAGGCGCATTCGCGAGCGCACCGGCAGGGAAGGCCTTGTGGTGCTGATCGGCAATACCAAGGGCACACTCCAGCGCAATGTCATTGATCCAATGATCGAGCTCTACGGCCCGTCCATCGTCTCGTCCATCCGCTCAGACAATACGGCTATGATGTTCGGCGAAAAGGTCTATTGTCTGGGGGCCGACAGCAAAAAGCACGTCGACCGCCTCCGAGGCGCGTCCATCAAGTATTGCTACGGCGACGAGGTCGTCACCTGGAACGAAGAAGTGTTCGAGATGCTCAAGAGCCGCCTGGATAAGGACTATTCCACATTCGACGGCACATGCAACCCCAAGGACCCGGATCACTGGTTCAAAAAATTCATTGATTCCGATGCGGATATATTTGCGCAGTCTTACTGCATTGACGATAACCCATTTCTACCCGATTCCGTTCGAAACGCCCTGAAGCGCGAGCACAGGGGCGTTTTTTATGACCGCTATATCCTGGGCCTGTGGACCGTGGCGGAGGGGCTGGTCTTTCCCTATTTCGCGGAAGGGCCGGAAAACTGGGATTGGCGCCCGCACCCCGACAGACCGCCTGTATTCTCCCGGATCATTATCGGCGTGGACTTTGGCGGCAGCGGTTCCGCCACCCGCTTCTGCGCCACTGGCTTCGTCGGCGGCTGGCGCGAGCTCGTCGTGTTGGATGAATTCGGCATTCCGCTTTCCAACCGCATTGACGCCGACGGCATCGCCGCCGCCTTTGTGCGATTTTATCGAAAGACCATCGAGGATTGGGGCGGCGTGGATTTCGTGTTCGGCGACAGCGCCAGTCCCACCATGATTAATACGCTTGTGTCGGCGGCCCGGTCCGAGGGCCTGCCCTGGCGCAATATTTCCGGCGTGGTCAAAAACGCCGTAGAGGACAGGCCGGTCACCATTGACCGCCTGCTCAACACCGCCCGGCTGAGCATCGCGCCCCACTGCCTGGATACCAAGCGTGCGCTGGCGTCCCTTCGCTGGGACGAAAACGATCCGAGACGGCCCGAGGATAAGAATCTTGGAAATATCAACGACATTTACGATGCATTTTGCTACACGTGGATTACACACAGCAGTTTTATTGACAGGAGGGGAATGACCTATTGATTCCGGCAATCAGAAAAGCCCTGGCGGACATGGGCTATGCGGTTCGAGACGAGCCGTATCGAATCATTGAAAGCTGCGACGACTGGTATCGCGCGCGGCTGACCGACGCGCACAAGCGCATCACCGTCAACGGCTCGCATTATCAGATGGAACGCATGGGTTTCGGCCGCAGAGCGGCGGCGGACGATGCCAACCTCTGCGAGGTCGTTGAAATCAACGCCGGCGGCGATAACAAGCGGCAGTTTGATTTCGTAAACGCCGTGCTGGACGAGAATCGCTTCCGGACGCAGTACCGGCGACAGCTGGAGCTGACCGCAGCCGAGGGCACAACCGCCTGCTATGTATACTTGGAAAATGCGCAAGAGTATTCCGACGGCAGCGTCCGGGGCGGCGAAATCCGCCTAAACTATGTGGACGCCCTGGGCTTCGTTCCGCTGACCGTGGTGAATGGCGACGTAGTCGAGGCGGCGTTCGTCGGGAAAAGCTTTGAAAAAAACGAGGAACGTCACACCCTCGTTGTCTGCCGCATCGAAGAAGGCCGATATCACTACACTGTTCGCGTATTCGATTCCCACGGGGATCTGATTCCGGACAAAAGCCAGGATGTGCCCCTTGGCGAGGTCAAGCCTTTTGCCGTCATGCGCACGGCCCAGGTCAACAGCATCGACGGCATGGACGGCTTTGGCTTCCCCAAGCTGCTCAGCACCATTCCCATTCTGAAGGGCTTGGACGCTGCCTTTACCGCATTTCTGGGCGACCTGGACGCTGCGGAAAAGATCACCCTCATCAACGAAATACTGTGCGGTTTTGACGACACCGGCAAGCCGATTCCGCCGAATGAGCAAATGAAGCGCCGCTTCGTGCTCCTGGGCGAAAAGCTGCCCCAGGACAAGGAGCTTGTGCACGAAATCAACCCCGAAATCCGGGTGGAGGCCTTCCGGGAAACGATTGAGCTACTGCTTAATCTTCTGTCCCAGCAGTTCGGCTACGGGACGAAGCGCTATTCTTTCGACGAATCCACCGGCGCAATCGTGACCGCCACCCAGTACATCGGCGAACGTCAGGATATGCTGCAGGAGCTCAACCGCCAGCGCGACGAAGCCCGGGCATACATCGCGGGTATTGTCCGCGCCGTGCTCTGGTTTGCCAATGCCTACCAAAACGCGGGCTTTGATCTTGACGTCGAAATCCTGACCGAGTTTGACGACAGTTACATCACCAGCAAGGAGGACACACTGCTCTCCATGCGCGAAGATATTCTGTCCGGCATTGGCGGCGTGCACCTGCGCGCGCTGTATCTCAAGATGAAATACAATCTTGACAATGCCGAGGCCGCCAGATGGGCACGTCTGCACGACCCTGACGCTTATGCAGAGCCGGAGGATTAATCATGGCCCTCCATGAAACGCAGCTGGAATTGCTGGGCGAAAGCCTGACGCCCATTTTTCAGGAATTCGAAAGCGCGGTTATCGCCGATATCGTCCGCAGGCTGCGCAAGACCGGAACCCTCACCGAAACCGCCGAGCTCATGGCCCGAGGGCTTCGGCGCAAGGGTTTCGCGCCATCTGAAATCTATGCCCGGGTTATGCGGGCCATCGGTGCGGATAAAGATCTTCAGGCGGTCATTGCGGAGAACACCCTGGCGGCCAAAGCGCTGGTTCAGCAGCAGATTGACGAATTAAACGCCAGAGTTGATCCCGCCATCAAGGCCGCCATGACCGATGCGGGCGAAAGGGCGTTTCACAACGATCTGGAAATTTGGCAGGGCGACCGGCTGCCTGTCAAGGGAACGGCCTTTGACCAGCTGGTTCAGGCCATGCAGGCCCGCACGACGGGCGATGTGCTCAATCTCACCAAAACCACAGGCTTCAGGCTGAACACCGGCCAGCTGGTCTCTTCCGGCGACGCCTATCTTCGGTCCGTAAACCTCGCATTTGTGAAAATCGCCACCGGAGCCTATTCATACGGTCAGGCGATGGAGGAGGCCGTGCGGGAGCTGGCGCGCTCCGGCCTGCGCACGGTGGACTTTGCGTCCGGCCGCAGCTTCCAGCTCGACACAGCCGTTCGCAAGGCGATGCTCACCGCATCCAGCCAGCTCGCCGGGCAGATCACCATGCGCAATGTGGAGGATACCGGCGTGGAGCTGGTGGAGGTCTCCAAACACTGGGGCGCGCGCACCGGCGTCGGCCACGGCAACCATGCCGCCTGGCAGGGCGGAATTTACTGCGTCAACGGAACTGACGGCAAGCATCGCAATCTTGAAGAAGCCACCGGCTATCCGTCAGACCCGAAAGGCCTGTGCGGATACAACTGCAGGCACAGCTTTCACCCCTTCTGGGAGGGCGTGAGCCAGCCCAATCAATGGCCAGATGAACCCGATCCCGTGGAGATTAACGGCAGAATATACACCTACTATCAGGCCACCCAGCAGCAGCGCCGCATGGAACGCGAAATCCGCGCCCTCAAGCGCGAGGCCTTCGCCTTTCAAGCGTCCGGCGATGCGAAAAAAGCGGCCCAGGCAAAGGCACAGGCCCGAACCCTGGAAACTGAATACAATGATTTCTCCAGCGCTGCGGGCATCAGCCCCAAACCCGCCCGCCTGCGGGTGGTAACCGTAAGCATACCCAAGGCAGATTGACCGCGCCCAGTACAGGCGCGGTCTTTGCATACCCTAACCAATGTCTGCCCGGACGTAAAACGGGTGTAAGGAGGATAGACCCATGACCAGAGAACAGCTCATTTCCATGCTGCCCGAGGGTACCGAGAATGCGGTCGTAACCAGCATCCTGGATGCCCTGCACGCAGAAATCAAACCCTTCAAAGATGCGGCCAAGAAGTCTGCAGACGATCTTGCCGCCAAGGTGGCTGAGATTGGCGAGATCAGCAAAAAGGCCGAATCCGCCGAGGAAATGACCCGGAAGCTGACCGAGCTTCAGCAGAAATACGACGCCGACGTGCAGGCGGCCAACGACCGCGCTGCGGCGATTGAGTTTGACACCATGCTCGACGGCATCTTGAGGGAAAAAGGCGCCCGCAGCATCAAGGCCGCCAGGGCGATGCTGGACATCGACAAAATCAAAACCAGCCGCAATCAGAAAAACGACGCTGTGAAGGCCGTGGAAGAGCTCTCCGCGTCCGAGGAAGGCGCGTTTATTTTTGCCGCACAGCCCACCGGAAGGAACACCGGCGTAGGCGCACCCACCGGAACGAATCCCGGCGGCATGACCCGGGAACAAATTGTGGCGATCAAGGACCCTGTGGAGCGCCAGATCGCCATTGCCAACAATATGCACCTGTTCAAGAAAGGAGATTAACCTATGGCAGCACTTACCAATACCACCACCACTGCGCAGATCACCACCGCAGTGCGCGAGATCGACTTCATTTCCCGATTCACCGCAAATATTACCGCCCTGCGCGAGATCATGGGCATCGCGGCCCCTGTGCGCAAGCAGCCCGGCACTAAACTGGTATCCAGCAAGGCCACTGTTACTCTGCAGTCCGGCGCAGTGGCCGAGGGCGACGAGGTACCGCTCTCCCAGGTCAAGATCGACCCCGTCGTCTATGACGATATCGTGCTCGGCAAGTACCGCAAGGCCGTGACTGCTGAGGCTGTGGCCAAGCATGGCGCGACCGTCGCCGTGCAGAAAACCGACGACGCATTCATTCACGAGCTGCAGGGTGCGATTACCGATGATTTCTACGCATTCATTCAGACTGGTACCCTCACCGGCGAGGAGGCTACCTTCCAGATGGCCGTCGCAATGGCCGTCGCCAAGGTCAAGGACAAGTTCAAAAAGATGCGTCTGGATCACAGCAATATCGTCGTGATGGTCAATACCATCGACGCAGGCCGCTACCTCGGCAGCGCCAACATCACCGTACAGACGACCAACGGCATCGAATACGTCAAGGATTTCGTTGGAGTAGAGACCATGATCATCACCTCCGAGATCCCCGAGGGAACCGTCATTGCCACCCCCGCTGATAACCTGGTCATGTACTACATTGACCCCTCCGACGGCGATTTCCAGCAGCTGGGTCTGGAGTACACCACCAGTTACGATGAGGTGTCCCTGATCGGCGTCCATAAGGAGGGCAATTATGGCCGCGTCATGGGCGAAACCCACGCCCTCATGGGCATCAAGATTTTCGCCGACTATATCGACGCGGTTGCCGTTTACTCCATCGCTACCGACTGACAAGCGCTGAACGCGGCTGAAAGGAGGATGCGACATGAAAATCACCTATGACGATTACCTGGCGCTTTTTCCCAATGGCCTGTCCGGGGAGGAGTTTGATTCGCTCCTCCCGCAGGCCGCTGCCTTTGTGGATGTCATCACTGCAGGCCGGGCCGATTCGGCAAGCGGATACAAGGCCGAACGCGCAAAAATGGCCGTCTGCGCCGCTGTTAACGAGCTGGCAGCCCAGAACGCCGCCCGGGGTGCGGACGGGGCGCGAATTTCAGCCGTGTCCAACGACGGCTACAGCGAAAACTACGGCGGCCTGAACACGGCGGAATCCGAGGAAGCTGCGCTCAGGTCGGCTGTCATCCGCTATCTCAGCGGTACAGGGCTGGTGAGCGCGCTATGACCCATCCGCTGTTTGGCGACGTGGTAACGCTTTATCACAAGAAAGATGACCACTATACCCGCCATGTGCTATCCGGCGTGCAATTTCGCCAGAAGGCCGAACGCGCTGCGTATCAAAGAGGGCAGAGCGGTGTGATGGACATCAAAACCGTCACGACCGTCACCGTTCCGTCAGACGTCCCGGCCGCAGGCACGATCAGTGCCTCCGAGGGGGATGTGCTGGTACTTGGCGTCGGACCGGAGCTGACCGCCTCGTTCACCATTGCTGACTTGAAGAAAGCTTTTTCCAGCTATTGCACCGTCCGCGCCGTGGCGGACAATACCCTGCGGCCAAGACTGAAGCATTGGAAGGTGACGGCAGAGTGAGCAATATCGACGGAAGACTGCGGCTTGAAATTTACAGCGTAAAAGACAGCCTCGAAAAGAGGGGCCTTTTGGAAGATGGAACGGCCCAGCGCTTTGTCGACAGCGAAACGCTTCGGCTGTGCGCCCCCCGGGTCCCCTTTGAGACGGGCGAACTGATCCGCTCCGGCACGCGTGAAACCAAGCTCGGCAGCGGACAGGTGATCTACAATACCCCATACGCCCGGCGATGGTACTACGAGCCGGCCAATTTCCACGGCGCACCCATGCGCGGCAATTACTGGTTTGAAAAAATGAAAAACAACGGCGGGAAGGCCTCGATACTTCGCGGGCTTGCAAAGCTCACGGGAGGTAAATCCAAATGACTATATCTGAATCCATTATCCAATGGCTGCGCGGCTATTCCGGCGGCATCGAGGCCAGCGACCGCATCACCGTGGATCAGCTGGGCGCAAACAGCGACACATATGGCGTATTCAAGGCCCCCGGCGACGTGGTGACCCACTACATCGGCGGGGACCGAAGCGTAACCGCCTATTATCTTTTCGTATGCCGCCAGCCCTCCCAGACCAACGGCATGCGCATATCCAACCAGGCATGGATGGAAGGCCTGGAGGCCTGGATACGTGCGCAGAACATCGCCCGAAATCTGCCTGTGCTGGAGGGGAAGCGCAGCTGCTATGCCATAGCCATCGCCAACAGCTACACCCTTCAGGAACAGGACGATGACGGCTCCGTTTATCAATTCTCAATTGAAATAAGCTATACCGAGGAGGTTTAATCAACTATGGGAAAAGTAATCCGCTACGGCCTTGGCGATTATCTCAATACCAAGCCCAAGGAGCAGACCAAGGCTTTTTCTTACATGAACAACGGTTTCACCACCCTGGACGAAAATCCGTCCGCAAAGGTTGAGACCACGCCCTTCGTGGGCGACCGCAGCGCGTCCGGCTCCATTACCGGCTACGAATGCGTGTTCCCGTTCGAATGCCAGCTGGACGATAACGAGGACGTAATCATGTTCATCTACGGCATTTCCAGGAACCAGCTCACCGGAGAGGACGCTGAAACCGACTATGTCCGCGCGGACATCTTCAATGCGGAGGAGGGCGGTAAAACCTGTCCTGCACGCCTGTTCCGCGTGGCGGTCGAGGTGACCAATGTGGCTGGCGAGGGTACGCAGATCGTGAAGATTTCCGGCAATCTGCATCAGGTGGGCGACTTTACCGAAGGCACCTTCGACGTCGAGACGAGAACCTTTACCCCCGCTGCGTCCTGATAGGGGAGGAACGCCATGCGCGCTTATACTGTCAACACCGAACCGGTGAAAATAGCGATTAACGGCCACGACTTTACCCTGCTGAAGCCGGACGCGCTGACGCAGGCGGAGATTGTGCGCTATTTGCAAAAGGCGGGCGGGCTGGAAATCAATTCCTCCGAAAGGGTGCTGGATTTCCTTCACGAAGGCTGCGCGCTGGTGGACTCCGTTCTTGGCGGCGGCGCAGCTCAGGCCATCTTTGGCAATACGCCCGTATCTCTCGCCCCTTTGCTGTCTCTGCTGATGCAGATCGCACAGGACTGCCGCGCGGCATATGTGGCCTATCTCAAAAACGAATACCTGGAGGGCTGAACAATGCAGAAATTCAGCCTTTCAAGCAAGAATAAGGCGCTCCCCGAGGCCTATACGGCTGACGGGAACGCCTTTCCCATTTATACGGATTTCCGGCGCATCCTGCGTATTCTGCGCCTGCTGGGCGATTCCGAAGTACTGGACGAGGACAAGCACATTCTTTTCCTGACGCTGTTCTTCAAAAAGGAAATCCCGCCCGATCCGCAGGCTGCCTTCGAATGGTTCATTCATTGCGGCGAGACGCGCGACGGCAACGGCGAAAAGGATTTTGACTTCGAACAGGACGCCCGCGAGATTTATGCCGGATTCATGCAGCTCTACGGCATTGATCTGATCGAGATAGATATGCATTGGTGGCGTTTTTCCATGCTTTTGGATGGACTTTTTGCAGCGGATACGCCTCTTGCGAACAAGGTGCGGCTCCGCCATATGGACGACAGCAAAGCCAAACAGAAAAACAGCCTTGCCATTGCCAAGCGCAACGCGGCCATTGGCCGCAATCTCAGCCGGGCCGATACTGCGATCGAACAGGAAATAAGAAATCGCCTGAAGGCGGGCAAGCCCATCGGCGATCTGATAGGAGGTGACGCGCATGGCTGATGGAAAACTGATATTTGACACGAGCATAGACACGTCGGGCTTTGATTCCGGCTTGACCAATCTTGGCGCCCGGGCGCAAAACACGACCGGCTCCATCGTCAAGGGCATCATCGGCTCGAACATCGTCCAGAAGGCCGGTTCAGCCGTGCTGGATTTCGCCGCCAATTCCCTCACCGCTGCCAGCGACCTGCAGGAGGTCGAAAACGTCATTCAGGTCACCTTTGGCGACAATGCGCCGTTGATTGATGCTTTTGCTAAAAAAGCGACCAACAGCTTCGGCATGACAGAGACTGCGGCGAAGCGCTATGCCGGAACCTTCGGTTCCATTCTCAAGGCGATGGGCATGACCGACGATCAGACGCTTGAAATGTCCCAAAGCCTTGTAGGTCTGGCGGCTGACCTAGCCTCGTTCTACAACCTGGATTTTGAGACAGCGTACCAAAAGCTGCGCAGCGGCCTTGTGGGCGAGACGGAACCCATGATGGACCTGGGCATTGATCTTCGCGTGGAAACGATGAAGGAGTATGCCGAGTCTCTGGGCCTCGTGTATGACGAGCTGTCCAGCACGGAACAGGCCGCCTTGCGCTACGCGGCGATCATGGACAAGACCGGCGACGTGCAGGGTGATTTCGACCGCACCAGCGGCAGTTTTGCCAATCAAATGAAGATTTTTGAGACCAACATCACCAATCTTCAAACCATGCTGGGTGAAAAGCTTCTCCCCGTGGTAAATGACGTGCTGACGTTCTTCAATAAGCTATTCAATATCGGCGACGAGGGCGAGATCACCGTCACCGACCAACTCACTGACGTCACCGAACAATTCGAAGCCTTCAACACTGCCGCTGAGGCTGCTGCCGCCAATTTTGAAACCACCGAGGCGACCATCGCCGCTCGGGCGGAGCTGGCGGAAACCTACCTGACCACCCTGGAGACGCTGGAAAGTAAGGAAATCAAGACCGACGAGGATATAGCCGCCATCAACAACGCGGTAACCGCCTTGAACACGCTCTATCCCGACCTAAAGGCGACAATGGACCCGGCGACCGGCTCCCTGAACATGAATACCGACGCCATCCGCGCGAATATCGCCGCGCTGCAGGACCTGGCGCTGAACAACCTGTTTTCCGAAAAAAGAGAGGCCGCAGCGGCCCGGTATGCGGAAGCGATTTACAACCTTGCGGCGGCAGAGGCGGCTCTCGCGGAGGCGCAGGCCCCGCTTGCGGAGATTGACCGGAAGATACAGGGTGTCGGCATGGTTTTGCAGCAGCTGGAGGACAGCGGCTATACGGAAATTGATTCCGTGGCCGGCGAGTTTGCCGAGCTGATCCCGGCGTTTGACCAGTATTTTACGGAAAATTTGGACGGCAGTTGGACGGCCATTGACCCGGCGTCGGTGAACGCGTCGGACATCATTACCAGCGCGGAAAGCGCGCTGATTGGCCTGAACGGCGAGCGCGACCTGCTGGTGGAGGGCGTTTCTGACGCCGAA